CTAGAAAACAATTATATGGTGATTTAATAGTTGTTAATAATAAAATAAGTGCCGGAAAATCAATATTATTTCAAAATTATTATGACCTAAGGGTTTCTAAATCTGAAAACAGTGATAACGGTGAGCTATTAGAATATAATGATATGAATAATCAGATTAGAAATTCAAACAATAGGAGTATAATATTTTGGATTAAATCTTTAGAATATAAAATAGAAGAACCAATTGAAATCATTAAAGATATATTTTTTATTGATAAAAATGGCGGATTTTCAATTAAAAAATTTAGAAATTGGGAAATTGGAGATTATTTATGTTTTTCAAGATTGAATAAAGAACTATTTATAGCAAAAATTGTTCAAAAAGAAAAAATTGCTGATAATTATTATTATAGATTTGATTTTATTTGCGGAGATCACCAAAGTGATCTAAATGGTTGGACAATTAAAAAATCATATCCTGAAACCATATTTACAAATGGTGACATTGGAATCTTAAAATATTCAACCAATATATTTGAATTCCACAATAGAAGTGATAAAAAAATGTTTAGATTACCAAAAAATGAATGGCATGGCATCATAATAAATATATTAGATACACATAAACAAGCATCAATAAATATATTTCAAAGATCAGATAATCTTATAAAAAATTTAGGGCAAATTATTTTTGATATTACGGATTTTGTTCCTAATGATAAATATTGGCTACATAAATCATCTGTTCTAATTGCAAATATAAAAGTTTATGATAAAATAGTTGATGAAGACCAAATGAATAAAATATTATCTGAAGAAACTATTGTAGAAAATGGTCGACATTTAATCCTTTTAGACAATGCTAAACCATTATTAAATATTCCTTTTATTGCAAATTCAAAATAATAAACATATGAAACCGGGAAAAAATGAAAAAGAAATGGAAAAAATTAATTATAATTCATTTTCTGAAATAATCAATGATTTAAGTAAAGATATTCAATCTGAGGTTGAACAAGCAGAAAATATATTACCAAAAAACATAACATTAGATTATGGAAAAATTAAAGAAGAAAATGAAATTATGGCAAATAATATTGTTGATAAGATAATTAATTTCTATTTAGATGAAACTATTATCAATAATGTGCCATACGTTGAAAATAAATCACAAGTTGATAAAATTACAGTTTCTTCACTCCTATTTCAAATGAAGACGGCAGAACACGCAATTATTAAATTATTAGAACAAATAGACAATGGAAATGTTATTCCAAGAACATTTGAAGTTTTAGCAGCATTACAAAAATCAAAAATGGAGATTGTTAAACACATGGCACAATTTATGGTCATTATGGAGAATAATTATAAGTCAATTAAAGATGATTGGAGGATTAAAAATGAAGAAACAAAATTATTATTAAATACTAAAGAAAGTGAATCATACGAAATTATAGAAGAAGATGAAGAAGATGAAATTGAAAATGATACTATTCATCGAGGAACTAAAAATTTAATAGATATATTAAGAAAAGAAATTCCAGAAATAAAACCGGGACAGAGAGAATTTGATCCTGAAAATGATCCTATTCTAAAAAAATAAAAAAAATATGGAAGGTGGAATTAAAGTAGACCGAAAAAAATTAAAAAAAGAATCTGAAATTAAAAATCAGGTAGAAAAAGAAAATAATAAAAAAGTTGTTTGGAATACAAAAAAAATTGAAGATTTAAAAAAATTAATTGAAAAGGGGGATGAAAAACCAAATAAACCATGTTTTTTTGAATCAGATATTGAATTAAAAGCGCCTGATTTAGTTTTTGAATATACAGAACAAGAGATAATAGAATATGCAAGATGCATGCAAGATATTATTTATTTCTCTAAATATTGCAAAGTAATGACAGATGATGGTTATCAATATGTTAATTTAAGAGACTATCAACAAGATTGTCTTAAAACAATGCAAGAGAATCGAAATGTTGTTTTTTTAGCAAGTAGACAAATAGGAAAATGTGTTCAATATGATACAAATATTAATATATTTAATAATAAAAAAAATACATATGATAAGGTAAATATAGGTGAATTATATTATAAAGAATTATCAAAAATTAAAAAATTAAATCTTTTTGAAAGATTGCGTTGGGGATTGTGGAGATGCGTAAAAAAACATAAATTTAAGAACATATTTTTGTTTATTATACATATATTAGATTTATTTGTCCTTAGTAGAGAAAAATTAGTAAATTCTGTTATTTTAAATGATATTCATATAGAAACTGATTCTGGGTATCAACAAGCTCTCGCTGTTCATATAACAAAACCTTTTTATATATGGAATTGCGAATTTCTTAACAAATCTACAGGAAACCGGGTTAATTTAAGTGCAGCAGATGATCACTTATTATTTATAGATGAAACCAATTGTAAAAAATTAAAAGATTTAAAATTAGGTGATAGTGTAATTGGTAAGCATGGTAATTATGAATTGGTTAGTAAAAAAAGATCACCCTTTAGGGTTCAAATGTTTGATACAACTATAAATTCTAAAAAACATTCTTTTTTTACAAATGATCTCTTATCACACAATAGTATCATGTCTGCAATATTTATTGCTTGGTATATTTGTTTTCATAAAGAACGGAATATAATGGTTGTTGCAAATAAATTGGCAACAACTACTGAAATTATAAATAAAATTAGGACTATTATTAAAGGTCTTCCCTTTTTTATAAAACCAGGTATAAAGACAAATGCTGTGAATTCAATGAAATTTGATAATGGTGTTAATCTCTATTCACAAGCAACAACAAAAACTGCTGCGATTGGTTTTACAATCCATTTATTATATGCAGATGAATTTGCGCATATTCCACACACATTTATAAAAGAATTTTATCGTTCAATTTATCCTACACTATCATCATCTTCAATAAGCAGAATTATAATAACATCAACTGCAAATGGAATGAACCTATTTTATGACATTTATATGGGTGCAGTTGAAGGAATAAATAGTTATTATCCATTAAATGTAAATTGGTGGCAAGTTCCTGGACGTGATGAAAAATGGAAACAACAAGAAATCGCAAATTTAGGTTCTGAAGAGCTTTTTAATCAAGAATATGGCAATCAATTTATGAGTAGCAGTAGATTGCTATTAGATAGTGAAACGCTTAAATATTTAAAAAGATATACACGAGAATATATTGAACATAATTTTGATTTTTTAGTTGATTATCCCGATATGGCAGATAAATTAAAATTTGATAGAACAGTTGATGTTGATAATTTAAAAAATGAAAGAATAATTTTAACTATAGATTTAGGAGATGGCGTTGGACGTGATTATACAGTTATAAATATTTTTAAACTAAATCCATTATCTAGAGTGCAAATAGGAAATATTAAAGCCGTTACTGATGAATCTAGTTTTTTTGGTGTAAAACAAATAGGATTATTTAGGTCAAATTCTCATAGCGTTGATGAAGTTGCAATATTATTAGAAATAATGTGTTTAAATCTTTTTGACCAAAATAGATTATGTATTGCAATTGAAATAAATTTTAAAGGACATATTTTGCATAATAAATTAACAAGTTCAAAGAATTTTAATGAAGGAACATTTTTATACACATCACATTCTATTAAAAATGAAGAAGAAAAATTAGGCGTTAGGATTGATAAGAATAATAGAGAAGTGTATTTTAGAGAATTGCGCAATCTAATAAAATCTAAAAAAATCATATTAACTGAAATTAGAACATATGAAGAAATATCAAGTTTTGGTGTTGATAAATTAGGAAGATATACTTCTCAATTGCAAAATGATGACGTTGCAATGTCAACATTACTTTTAGTTCCATTTTTTAATAGTCAATATTTTATTGATATGGTTGAAGATACAATTGATACGGTTTCATTTAAAAAGAAACGAGAAATTGAAAGAGCAATTATAAATTCTGAACGAGATACTTTTGATGATGATTTATACAATTGGTTAAAAGAAAACAGTTAAATTTTATTGAGAATATTTATGATAAATAATAAAAAAATAAAGAATAAAAATGGCAAAAGTTGCATTAGATTTGAATAGATATAAAGCATCAGGAGTTTATACAATAGAATACGATGCAAATGAAACTGTAGTTGTAACAAATCAAACAATACGTTTAATAGTAGGATTTTCAAGAAAGGGACCATTTAATACACCAGTTTTTTTAAGAGATCAAAATGAAGCTAGAAGAGTATATGGAGGTATTGATAATTTTTTAGAATCAAAAGGCTCATTTTTTCATAGATCGCTAGAAACTTGTTTGCAAACATCACCTGTATTTGCTTTGGCATTATTACCATTAAATAATATGCCAATTAATCAAGGAGGTGATGCAACTGAATATAAAACATTTTCTTTAGATTCAAGTGTTCAAAATGGAGAAAAAAGAAAAGCATTAGTTTCTTCATTTTTTAATCAAGAAAGATTTTGGAAACCAGACCAAGAATATTTACAAGCAACTGTTGATTCTAAACCTGCAGATGCAGGTAGATTGTTGTCTTTTGTTAATTTAAGTCAAGATGTACAAAGTATAATTATTAGGAAATCTGTAAATGCAAACAGATATAATATCACAGCAAAAGAATATTTTGAAAACGGAGAAATTCCTCCATATATATATGAATTTGACTATTTAAGTGATTATTTTATAGATGTATATATTGTTAAAGGTGATTGGAGCAATTTATCTTCATTATCGCAAGATCCTATTTATTCAAAATATTTTGATTCTAGAGGAATTATTGTATCACAATTAGAGAATTTCTTATCTCTTGATGGCGTTACAATGACTGGTGCATTTACAGGAACTATTATTCCTGATTTTATTGATAATAATAATGTTAATCAAAGTATTGATAGGATAATAAATAACGCAACTGCCCTAACAGGAATTTATTGTACTATAAATAAACAATTTTTAGAATCAGAAGAATATCAAAATTCTAAATTTAAAGTAGATATGATTGGGAACAATTTAGTTGATTCTGATGTTGAAACAATTGAATTCCTGTCTTATTCTTCTCCCATTAAATCTGTTTTAAAATATCAATCTAGAGATATTTATGATGGTTTAACATACGGAAATACATATAATATTTCTCTATCTGATATTAAAATATCAAGTAGACCAATTGGCGGGGAAATTGGAAAATTATGCAACCTATATACAATTAAAAAACCATCACCTCTTGCAACCGGTTTTACTATTTATGATTATGAAGAAATTCGTTCAAATATTAAAGTAGGAAGCCGTGTTAATGTAGAAGGAACTTCAGAACTACTAATTAATGATTTTTTAAAAGTATACGATATTATTGATACTGGTGATTCATTAACCTTAGTTTTAGGTTCTGATACTAAAATTTATCCAGGATTTTCTGCATTCATTGATACCTCAATAAACTATATTGGCGGTGCTTTTAGTACTTTTGTTATTGAAGGAAAAATAGGAAATGGTGTAATTCCTGTAAATAATAATATAGTTATTGAATTACCTAATAATGTGCAAACTATAAATCCAGGTGATGTTATTTTAATTGAATATCCAGGTTATTCAGGATATTTTGAAGTATTAACAGCAGATGGTACTGCAGCACCTATATGGGATATAACAATTAAATCTGTAGCAGGTACTCCCACAGCACCTTATTTTCAAGATAATTATATCAAATATAATATAGAAACAGATGAATTTGGTATTAATCCTAATCCAAATGATTTTAAACTTACAGTTTTTAAAACAAGTGGTTCTGCTTCAGGAAATCTAATTCCTAGTTCAACTATTTTAACTATTGATTATGAATATAATGCCTGTGTTCAAGGTGTTCCAGCAGTTGTTTTAGGAAATCAAGGATGGAGAAATCCTAATTCAACACCTGTTAATAATAAATTTGTACCTTGGAACTCTGTTAAGATTTATGATAGTAATAATATTGAAATTATTTCTGCGGACGCCGGATTTTTTTGGATTATCACATCTGCTGGAATTGATGAAATAATTATTCAACAAAGCAATAATATTACAACAAGCTCACCAAACCCAACGACTCCTTTTGTTTCAGGAAACGTGTACAAATTTATCCTACAAACTGGTGAAACTATTTATATGGAAAATAGTTTACCAACTCTTTTTGCAACTCCAAACCCTACTTTAGGACTTGCAGATGTATCAACATTATGGAGCATTGAATTTACAGAAAATAGTAAAGTTGGACAAGATTGGAAGAAAAATAAATTAGTTTCTGGTGACAGAGTTAAATATGGTGCAGGAGCAAATCAATTTGTTTGGGTTAAATATAGTTCTCAAAAGAGATCTACAAAACCATTAACAATGCTATCTAATACAAATAGTCTTATATTAAAACAATTTAGCAATCAAAATCTAACAAATATTGCTAAAGATGCTAATATTGCTAGTTTAAATCAAACATATATAAATAATATTTTGTATAATATTCTAAATAATGACTTTGTTGAATTTGCAATTTATTCTTCATTAGGTAAAGAAATATTTTCATCTATTCCCCTTAGAGACAATGTTATTGGCAATGGAAAACAATTTATCCTATCTGCTACTAATGCTAATAAATTACAAATTGGTGATTATGTTGTTTCTTTAGATGAGAATGGTCAAAAACATTTAGTAAAAGTAGTTTCTAAAATCTCTAAATTTGACCCATTGGCAGGAGAGAATGTGTTTGAATATGAAATCTTATCTTTTCCTGATGTATCAATATTATCTGGTGTAAATTATATCACAAAATTTGTACCAATACAAAATTTTGTTGAAAGATTAGTATGTACACCATTATATGGATTTAAAATAACAGATTATCATTTACCCGGTTCTAATTCTCAATTAGAAAAGATTTTGGGAGTAATTGAAAATACTAATATAGGAAAAACCCTGGCAGATAAAGATGCAATTACATTTAGGTATATAGTTGATACATTTAATGGAGGTTTGGCGCCTGGAATGGGAGCAAAACAAATATTAACAAGATTAGCTAAAAGGAGACAAAAATGTTTAGCATTTATTAATATGCCTACAATTAAAGAATTTATGAATTCTACAGATCCTAGATTCACAGATTTACCACAACCTAATATTGGTGTGCCACGTCCCTTGTTGCAAACAAAATACATAGTTGAAGGAGGAAATCTTTCATTGGGTCCATCTTTTAGATTTACCTTGCCTGATGAAGAAAATGGTGCAAAATATATGGGTACTTTTTCACCAAATATGATAATTAGGGAGGATAATAAAGATAAATCTATTCCTTTGGCAGCTGATATATCTAATAATTTTATTCGTAAATTTATATTAGGGGAACCATATTCTATTGTTGCAGGCACAAGAAGAGGTGTTATTTCAAACCCTAAATTTGTTAGAATGGAATATGATTATCTATTAAGTGATAGAGAATACTTAGAACCAAGCGGTATAAATCCAGTTGTAAATATATCAGGAGTTGGACCAATGATATATGCAAACCAAACTGCGTTTCAGAGAAAATTATCACCATTAAATAATCTTCATGTTAGAGATTTATTAATAACTATTGAAATCGCTATTGAAGAAATCTTGCAAAACTATTTGTTTGAATTTAATGATGTAGCAACAAGACAAGAAATCTCTTCAATATTAAATAGTTATTTAGATGGTGTTAGAAATGCAGGGGGCGTAACATCTTATTCTGTTGTAATGAATGATAAAAATAATACTCCAGAACTTATAGGACAAAACTTTGGTTTGGTAGATGTTGAAATAGAACCGGCGTATGGTATACAAAAATTCATAAATAGAGTTACTTTAAAAAGAACTGGTGGCGCATTATCTGGTGGATTTGTAACAGTTTAAAAAATAGAATAAAAAAAATATAGTAATGGCAGGAACTCCTCATTATAGAAATAGTAGGGTCTCAATGAATAAATGGGAACCTGAATATCTTTCACAATTTGAAATAATAATCACTCCTCCCCCAGGAATTTCAAATTGGAGTCTAGTGATGGAAAACGTTAGTAAAGTGAGTGGTTTGGAAATAAATAAAATGCCTGGTGTTGTAGAACAAAAATATAAATCAGCAAAAAGATCATTTGCAGGAGGCGCCGTAGACAATACAGCAATAGACATTCAATTAGACTTTGAAGTCAACGTAAATGATGAAAATTCTAGTTTTGTCTATAAAGCTCTTCGTCAATGGTGTGATCTTGTATATGATCCATTAACAGGAAAAATGGGTATGAAAAAAGATTATACAGGCGGACCAGCAATTATTAATCAATTCCAAAAAAATGGAGATATTTACAGACAAATAGTCATTCCATCATTATTTCCAACTACACCTATTGGTAATAAAGATTTAGAATTTGCGTCAAATGATATTTATAAAATATCAGGATTTACATTCCGTTGCGATTTCTGGGATGAAACAATTGTATAAAAATAATAATCCCGTTTTTGACATAGTAAAAGATCTTTCTTTTAGAAAGATCCTTTCTTTTTATTGCATGGGATAAATAAAATAAAATTAAATCAAAAATGGAAGAAAATAAAAATAATTTAGATCCTGAAGAACTAGCAAAAAATTTTGTAAAAGAAGCAGAAGTTGTTAGTTTAGGTAAATCTCAAACCTATCAAAAACAAATTGAGATGAAAGAGGAAAGCAAGCATATTGCAATGGAAATGGGATATAAAAATGTTCCTCTAGAAGAATTACCAAGTACAATTGTTGATCACGGGATAGTATTTTATCCAGAAGGAACACAAATAGCAATTCGTGCTGCTACTGTTGCTGAAATAAGACATTTTTCAGGTATTGATGAAAATGACCAAATGGAAATGTTAAACATATTAAATCATATGATTGAAAAATGTGTTAGAATATACATTCCTGGTCAACCTGCTACATATAAAGACATTAAAGAGATAGATAGATTTTATTTATTGCTTGCTATTAAAGAATATACTTTTCTAAATGGTGAAAATAAAATTGAAATCAGTGTTAAAGATTCTAATGGTGGCAATCATAAAATTGAGTTAAAAAGAGAATTATTAGACTATTTTAATCCTGGTGAAATATTTATTAAAAATTTTGACCAACAAACCAAATCATTCCTATTTAAACTAAAATCTGGTGAACAGTTTCACCTATATTTACCTTCTTTAGGAGTAATGAATTGGATAAACAATTGGGTTAAGGACAAAACCACAAAAAGAGAATATTATAATAAAAGTTTCATAAAATATGCACCATTTTTATTCCCTGATTGGAAATTCTTAAATGAAAAAAAATATTTAGAAGAAGAACAAAAAAGCTTAAATTGGTCATATCAAAAACTATCAGTTATTGACAGGTTAATTGATGAAATGGGAAAATCTATAAATACTAATATTAATTATGTTTTACCGAATGGGGAGGAGGGTTCGGCACCAATCAACTTTCCAGGAGGGATCAAGTCTCTTTTCATTATTTCAGATATCTCTGGAGAACTATTATAAATTAGAGTTTGTAGTGATTAAAGAGCTAAAATTACAACCCTCTGAAATTGACCGTTTAGAATTTTATAGATTTGAATATTTGATTGAAAATTATATGGAATGGAGGAAACAAGTTGATGAGAAAAGCAATAATGAAGATAATAATATGTCAATTGATAGTTATATGAAAGATGCTAAATCAATGTTTAATAGTTCTCAAAATAATATTACTAAATCTTTAAAAGCTATGGATTTTAAGATGCCAAAATTATAAAAAAAATGTTAGGTGAATCCAAGTATTGAAGCAAATAGCACACTTAAGAATATTTTTGCTGTCTCATTAAAAATGGAACAGCATCTTGCTAATATAGAAAAAAAATTTGAAGAAAAAGATAATAAAGGAGCTTTTTCACAAACTGGTTCTTCAGAAGTAACGCAAGACAAGAGTGCTATTACTGCAATAGGGGGAGCAGCAACTGCAATTTCTAATCTTATAGTTGCATCTCAAAAAATGGACGAAAAATCAGCTGAAACCCTAACAAATTTTATTAAAAAATTTGGTGAAGCAATAACAGAATTAGAAAAAAATATAACCGTACAAAGTGCTGAAAATGTATCTGAGATAATTAATACAATTGTAAAAGGAAGCACAAATTATCTTAAACAAATGTCTGTAGCAGCAATATTGGGTGTTCCTGCATTGGTTGGAACAACCCTATTTGCTCTAAATGTAAAAATCTTATTTAAAATATTAGGTGAATTAAATGTATCACTTGGAACAATTGATGCAATGCAATCAGTTGTTGCCCTATCAACAAAAATAATCGCATTTGGTGCAAGTTTAGCCCTTTATAATGTAATTGGTGCGATGGCAATTTCCGGTGCAGTGCAATTTGGTTTAACCATTAGGGCGATTTTAGGACCTATTAAAAATATAGAATCACTAACTAATCCTGGTCTTATTGATAATTTATCAAAATTAGGTAAAGCAGTTGTATTAATTTCACTTCCATTTGTATTATTATCATTTGTTAAAGAACAATTTGTAACTGGTGCATTAACATTTAGTTTAGGAATCGCTGCAGTTCTTGGTGTATTATCCCTTACAACTAAATCAAAAGACTTAATAGATTCTGCTAATAGTAATATAACCAAAATAGCATTTGGGGTTGCCATTTTTTCAGGAACTATGGTCCTATTAAGCAGAGTTGCGCCTGAATTTGCAATTGGAGTCCTAACATTTAGTTTAGGTGTTGGTGCAATGTCAATAATAATAGGAGGTTTGGCAGGAAGCGCAGGAGTTTCAGGTTTAGGATTATATGTTTTAGGAGATATAGGGCGTGGTGCTGCATTATTTGCCCTAACAATGATTGGAATATCATTTTTAGCAAAAGAATTTGCAGTTGGTGTCCTAACGTTTGGTCTTGCAACAGGCGCATTATTATTGATATATGGGACATTGGCAACTAGATTCCCGCAAATAACTATTGCAACAACTGCCCTAAATGATATTACTAAATCTGCTCTCAAATTTAGCATAATTATGGTTGGCGTAGGGTTCCTATACAAACCATTTGCAATGGGAGCATTAGTATTTTCATTGGCAACAGTTGCAGTTGGGGGAGCATTGGCATTAGTTGGATTCATGGATAGCAGTAAATTTGTCACAACTGGTGCAAATGTGCTCTCAAAAATTGCTTTGCCATCATTATTATTTTCAGTAAGCGTGATTGCAATATCAAAATTGATCACAGAATCACCAGATACACTATTAGAAAAATTAAAAGTTGTTGGTTTATCAATTGGGGTATTAGGAGTTGCCGCAGCAATCATTGGTGCACCAATAATTGCACCATTTGCAAGCACTGGCGCAGGAATAATGATTTTATTAGGGGGTAGTTTATTAGTATTTTCCCTAGGATTGGGGGCATTATCACTAGTTAACACAAAAAATATTGATGGAGATAAGATAGAATCTATAATTAGTTCGCTAGTAAAAGGATTTGCGGCAGCTGGAATAGCATCTTTATTGATTGTTCCAGGAAGTGTTGCTTTAATCACTGCTGGTGTTAGTTTATTAACCCTTTTACCATCGCTATTCTTATTTAAACAATTAAATTGGAAAGCACAAGATAGTAATTCACTAAATATTGCAATAAACGGTGTAGTTGGAGCAATGACTTCTGCATTTGGAAAGATTAGTTTTAAAGAATTTGCTAAACTATTTGCTGGTGCTGCATTATTAGCAGCATTAGGGGGAGCATTTGTAAGTTTGGCAATTGGCGTAAAAGCAATGTCATCACTAACATTTACAGAAATGGAATGGGACGAAAAATCCCAAAAAATGATTCCGGTTCGAGAAGTTAGATTGGTAGAATCAGATTTTGCAAATGCAGCCAAAAATGCAGCAACAATAATAAACACTCTTAAACAGCCCCTATATGATTTTGGAAAAGCAGCAGATGATGGAACCCTGTTTGGTTTAGGAGTTGGCAATGGTTATCTTCAAAAAGGAATTAATACAGCATCTACAATAGGTTCAGCAATATCTAATATTGCCAAAGGGGTTCAGAGTATGGCAAATCTTGAAGTAATTGAATGGGAAATTGTGAACCCTGGCACGCCAAATGCTAAATTAGTACCTAAATCTTCAAGAAAATTAAATAATGCTGATTTTAAGAATGCTGCGTTAAATGTTAAAACAATCTTAGAAACACTAACAAATCCCCTATTAGAATTTGGACGTCAATCAGAAGAAGGTTCTGGGTTATTTTCAGGTGGATTTATGGAGAAAGGAATTGAAACTGCTAAAAGTATTGGAGATTTTATTGCCAGTCTCTCTGACGGAGTCCTAAAAATGGCAAACGGTGAAGTTATTGAGTATAAAATAATCAATCCTGGAACACCTGAAGCAAAACTTGTTCCTAATGATTCAAGAAAATTAATTGATGATGATTTTAAAAAAGCAGCAAATAATGTAAAAATAATCCTAGAAACTCTTGCGAATCCCTTATTAGAGTTTGGACGCCAATCAAAAGAAGGTTCTGGATTGTTTAAAGACGGTTATATGGACAAAGGAATTGACGCCATATCAAAAATAGGTCAACCAATTGCAGCGATGGGAGATATGATATTAAAATTAGCAAATGGTCAAATAGTTGTTAATGAAATAATTGATGGAAAATTGGTGCCCTCAAAAGTGATTCCATTTAAAGAAGGAGTGGAGCAAGCAAAAATTGCTATTACTGATTTATTATCGTATATTCCTAATGAAGTGATTAAATTTGGTAAATTTATAGACCAAAACAAATCTGAATTTAAAAAAGGAGAAGAAGCAACGCCATTGCTTGAATCAGCAATGAAAGGGGTTGCAGCATCAACTGAAAATTATGTTAAAATAGCACAAAATATATTAGAAGCAAAGAAGACTGGTGTAAATATTGATGAAGCATTGGTATCAATGTCTAAATCTATTGCAACAGTAGGCGAATCATTTGAAAAAATATCTGAAAATAAAGCAGAACTATTCACAAAAATAGTTACAAATATAAAAACCCTTTCAAACATTAGTTCTCCGTTTCAAAAATTTACTAAAGATTTTAAACTATTTGTAACTGAAACAGAGAAATTTATTAAAAATTGGAAAACTTTTAGTGAAAAAAATTCACTCTATTGGAAGGGATATGTAGATAATATTGTCACACTTTCAAAAGTTGATACAATGAAATTAAAAGAAGTAACATCGGTTATTACTGAAAGCACTATAAATCAACAAAAAAATTTAGAACAAGGACAAAAACAAATAATTGAAGTTGCAAAAAATATAGAATCTAAAACAGTTGAAAACAAATCTAAATCTGCAGAACGGGTTGAAAAAACAGGAACCGCTAAAGATCAAAACTATAAAGAAACTCCTGAACAGTTACCAGCAGGAACAAAACAAATAGCAAATCTTCACGTTACCAATCTTTATGTTAAATACGAAAAAAAATAATCATCTATTTGGTACCAGATTTTCCCTTAAATGAGTTTAAACCCCTTCCATATAGATTTATATGGCTGGAGATTTCAATCACCCTAAATCCTTAATTTAAGATTTTTTTGTTTGAGATCATTCCTTTATTTAATTTCATAAAAAAAGTTTGTTTAGATAAGATAGAGAGATGTTTTAAAAAATTTTAAAAAAATTTTTGTGAAAAGTTTAAACAAGTGATCCCATTTTTGATTAATTAATTACTAGAGTTCTTTAGGGTGTAAAAGATTTCCATCTATAGAACTTTAGAACTTTAGAGATCTAGAGCAGGAAAAAAAAAAAAAAAAAAAAAAAAATTAATATAA